ACGAAACGCGACCGATGACCAGGGCGCAGATGTGGGCAATGGGTATCGCAGAGTCGATCACCGAATGCCTACAGCAGCTCGCGTATTGGAAGGGGCTTGAGTTCGGCGGCACGGCAGAGTTCCCGAAGGACGCGCTGCAACGGCTGGTAGACCCGCAGGGCTTTCAGGACGTAATCAAGATGGGTGTGGCCGGCATGCTCTCTAAGAAGGCGGTGCAGGAGCAGGGCATCGTCTACGGCCGGCTGGTGGATCATGACGTGGATGCGGACTTGGCGATTCTCGATGCTCAGACTACGGCTGCGTTTCCGGTGGCTGGAGAGGGTGAGGGTGATGGGGAAGACGACTAGGGACACGAAGACTGACCCCTGGAAGAACCTATATGGGTCTATAGAGGCTGGGCAGTATGATCGTGAGGCCTTGATCTCGGCCACAGATCATGCGCTATTGGACGCCAAGAACATGGCGGAGAGATTCGAGATTCTAGGGCTGGCGCTGGGGCGTGCTGAGTTGTGGTCCTACGACTCTGGTCGTATCCACGAGCGGCTCCACATAGAGGGCCCTGGTGAGCGCCAACACCGCAGGAGAGGGTGACGATGGCGAGCCCGAATAGAAACATCTACCGACCGGGCCAGAAGGCCGAGATGGCGGGAATCAGCGTCACCATTCTCGCCGCGTGCCTACGCGGGCGCGAGTTACATCTTGAGTACCATGTGGCCTATGTCGATGAGAGCGAGCGCCGAGATGTCTGGATCGATTCGAGCGAGCTTTCCATCGGAGACGGGGAGACTGTCAAGCTCGGGTTCTTCGACACGGGGCACAGGGGCGCAGGCTCTGCTCATCGCGACGACGGCGGCGGTGCCGTGAATGAACGCGAATGAGCATCTCCGAGATCTAATCCTCTCGCACCAAGTCGGGCTGAACCGTCTGACCAACCGAGAGGTCAAGCGGGCTGTCTCAATCCTGGCGAGGATCGACCGTGAGTTAGACCGGATCGTCAGGACAGACTCGTTAGTCCTGGGCACAACGACATTCCGGCTAGAGCGCCTCTTGAGTGAGATGCAGACCGTCATTGCCGAGGCTTACGATGAGCTGCACGAGTACCTTAGGAAGCGGCTGCCCGACATGGGCGCAGCGGAGGGAGAGTTTGCGGCCCGACTGCTGAACCGGGCGATGCCTGAGCCGGTCAAGGTAGCACTTGGCGCTGAGGCGTCGGGGCTGCTGAGCCGAGAGTTCCTCACCCACCTATCCCAATCGCGCCCGTTCCAGGGCAAGCTGCTGGGGCGTTGGGCTCAGCGCTTGGAGACCAATACGCGCCGGGCGATCGCCAAGGCGGTGCGAGACGGGATCAAGGAAGGCAGCTCGATCCAGAAGGTGGCGCGGCTGATCCGCGGGACCAGGGCGACAAACTTCACGAATGGGATACTCCAGCGGGTGACGCGCCAGCAGGCCGAAGCCGTGGTGAGGACGGCCACGCAGCATGTGATGCAGGGTGCCCGGCGCAAGACGTTTCAGAACTCACGCGTCGTGAAGGGGTACCAGTGGCTCTCAACCCTGGATCTACGGACCACCGTTGACTACTGCGTGCCGCGGGATCACCTGACGTGGGATTTGCACTTCGCTCCGATCGGCCACGGCTACACATGGGGTGGTGGGCCGGGGGTTATTCACTTCCAATGCCGCTCGAGCAGCACAGCAGTCTTGAAGTCGTGGCAGGAGCTTGGCATCAACGCGAAGGAACTGCCGCGGAGCTCCCGTGCCTCGATGGATGGTCAAGTGGCCGGTGGGACCACGGCAGAGAAGTGGCTCAAGGGTCAGCTCGGGAAGCCGTCGCGGCGGAGCATCTTGGAGAAGACGTGGGGGCCTGAGCGGCTCTCGCTCTTCGAGTCCGGCAGGCTGTCAATTGGTGACATGGTCAAGAGGGACGGCGGGCTGATCAGCTTAGCCGACTTGCGGGAGATTCACGGGCTGGGGTGATCTCATGAACTCTATCTGCTTCGCCACTAGGGTCGCGAGATCGTCACCAAACCCCCGGAGTTATTTGACTAGCCCGAACAGGCCATAACGGCACCTCTCAACGTTACAGATCTACCCACCTGTTGCGTTTCTACTCAACGCCGTGCCAGAATGGCGCCCGTGGATGAGTTCACCCACGCAGCCGCGCTCGCAGGATGCCTCGTATCCTCGCGCCCGCTATCCGGTTTGACCGCCTCGCGGTCGGCCCTGGTCCTTGACCAAACGTCGAAGGAGTAATACCCCATGCCCGAAATAACCACGACCACCACCGCAGAGCCGTCCGCCGAAGTCGTAGCACTCCAGGCTAGCGTCACGAAGCTTGAAGGTGCGCTCGAGACGAAGAAAGGAACCGTGCGCGAGCTCAAGGGCAGGCTATCGGCTCTCGAATCGTTGGGCGATCCGACAGAGGCATCCAAGGCAATCGAGTTCTACACGAAGCACAAGGACTCCGACCCGGACGAAGTCGAAGAGCGCTACCGCACGCTCAGCGAGCAAAAGCTGAAGCAGGCGGAGGAAGCGCACGCGACGGCAATCGAGAAGCTCGAAGAGACCGTGCTTGGCTTGACCGTAGGCGGCGACTTGTCGGCTGCGATCGACGCTGCCGGCGGCGTCAAACCTCAGTACAAGGCGCTTCTCAAGAAAGAGCTTTCTGGCCAAGTCGCACGGCACAAGGTCGGCACGAAAGAGCAGACCGTAGTGCTCGATACGGACGGAGAGCCGCTCACGGTAGATGGGAGCCTTGCTCTCGTGCCGTTGGCTGAGTGGGTCGAGAAAACCGTGAAGCCGCAGTACCCCGATATGTTCTTGGGGGCGAATGCTGGCGGCGGCGGTTCACCTGCAGACTCCGGTGGAGATGGTGGTGGTGGTACGGGCACAAAGACGCGTGAAGAGTGGGATGCAATGCCCGCTGCAGCGCAGTCGAAATTCTCGGCCGCAGGCGGGAAGTTGACCGACTAGGCCCCCTAAAAGGAACCCCAACTCATGGCGAACACCCTCACCTCACTAGCTCCTGACATTCGCGTCGCACTTGACAAGGTGTCTCGCGAATTGGTCGGGTTCATCCGCGCCGCTCGGCTCGATCCGAGAACTGCGCGACGGGCCGCGAAGGATCAGACAATCCGCTGGTTCGTAGCTCCCACCGTGTCGGCAGCGGATAATACGCCGGCACAGACCGCGCCGGATACCGGCGATCAGACCATCGGAAACGACACCATGACGATTTCACAGTCCCGTCATGCTGCGATTCGGTGGAACGGCGAAGAGGAACTCAGCCTTGCAGAAGCCGACAACGGCACTGCGGCAGAGATCCGCCAAGACCAGTTTGCTCAGGCATTCCGCACCCTGACGAATGAGATCGAAGAGGATCTCTGGCAGGCTGCGTACCAGGGCGCCTCACGAGCCTACGGTACTGCTGCGACTACACCGTTTGCGGCTTCCACTGTCGAGCTGGCCAACGTCCGGCGCATTCTCGAGGATAACGGCGCACCGCTCACCGATCTACAGTGTGTTGTTGGCTCAGCGGCTGCGGTCAATCTGCGCACCTTGAAGATTCTCACCGCGGCCAATGAGGCGGGCAGCGATGCCACCTTGCGGCGTGGCGACATTCCGATGGTGCACGGCTTCGACATGAACGTTTCCGGCGCTATCGCGTCTCACACCGCGGGTACCGGCACCGGCTACTTGGTCGACGGCGGCGCCGAGGCGATCGGTCAGACCGTTCTCACGGTCGACACCGGCTCGGGCACGAATCTGCTTGGCGACATCATCACCGGCGCCAACGATTCGACGCTCAATAAGTACGTGCTGAACGCCACAGGGACAACCGTTCTGATGACCATCGGCGCGCCCGGTCTCCGGGTAGCGTGGGACGAGAACGACGCGATCACCATCGGCGCGGCCTACACGCCCAACGTCTGCTTTGACCGTGAGGCGCTTCGGTTGGCGACTCGTCTGCCTGCGCTGCCTCCTGGTGGCGACATGGCGGCCGATACCATGATCATGTCCGACCCAGTTTCGGGTCTACAGTTCGAAATCGCCGTTTACCGCGAATACCTCCAGATGCACATCGAGGTACGAATCGCCTGGGGTGTTGCCAACGCGAAGAGCGCCCACACCGCGATTCTGATCGGATAAGGGGTCTACGATGGACCAACATTCTGGATACATCGGAACCGGAAGCAGTCTTCTACAGAGCGACCAGCGCCCTGACCTCAAGCTAGCCTACGGCAACCATACGAACGTCGCCGCCTCAGACACCGTTTCGACGGGTCTGAGTGTGGTGCTGGCCGTAGTTGTCTCACTCAAGGATGACCCCTCGGCCAGTGCTGATGTTGCACTTGTCAGCGCTGACGTGGGCGACCAGGCGGGAACCCCAGCCGCCGGTTCTTTCTTGCTGAAATCGTGGGAGGTCGATACGACCGTAGCGACCACGTTTGGCGAGGAGATCAGCTGGATCGCGGTCGGGTATTAGCGATGCCCAAGCGTGAGCTGTACAAGGGCGACTCTGTGGCCAACGTGGTGGAAGGCAGCGAGGCGGAGGCACATTTCCTCGCTGCCGGCTACGGTCCGAAGGGCGCTAAAAAGCCAGCAAAGAAGGCTGCCAAGAAAAAGGCGGTCAAGGGGTAGTCCGTGGCTCTGACGGTAGAAGACGGCACAGTCGTTGCGGGAGCCGAAGCCTACGACACGATAGCGAACGTCAGCACTTACGCCGGCAAGATCGGTGACGCTACGTGGGATGCTCTGGCGACTGACGCTCTGCGGGAAGAAGCGGCCCGCAGGGCGACCCGCTACATGGAGGCCAAGTGGCGCCTGCGGTGGAAGGGCAACAAGACTGTAGAGACTCAGGTGCTGTCCTGGCCCCGCTATAACGTGACCGATGAGGATGAGTTCGTAGTGGACTCAGACATCGTGCCACAGGGCGTCAAGGAGGCGTTTGCCGAGGCCTGCATTCTGGCCGGCGATACGTCGGTTGATCTCCAGCCGGACGTGGCGAAGCTCACCAAGCGGGTACAGGCGGGCAGTGTTGAAGTGGAGTATTTCCCCGGCGCCAATCCGCACACCGTCAGAACAAAAGTTGAAGGAAAGATCGAGTATTTACTCGAGCTTCAGCAGCGGCTTGAAAGGTCGGCCTGATGGGCTTACTGGACGGCGAGCTGCAAGCGACGATTCATGAGGCCCTCTCAGGCATCATGCTAGATGTTGCGGTGGGACATTTCACCGGCGGTTCGGTCGACCCGACGACGCAGAAGCGTACCGGAGTCACGGAGACCGCTTACACGGTCAAGGGCTTTCGGGACGACTCTTCGACGTTCTTTACCAGCGCAGGGCTCAGCCGTGAAGGTGACATGACGGTGATGCTCTTGCAGGATTCGCGCTCGTGGAGTCCTTCCGTGATCGCGCCTTTTGAAGGCGACAAGGTGACGGTGCAGAGCGAGACCGGCACCGTCATGGCAGTACACCAAGACCCTGCCCAGGCAACCTACGTTCTGGACTGCAAGCGATGAGCGGCAGCGTCAAGGTGTTCGGCTTCAAGGAAGCTCATGAGGCCCTAGAGGAAGAAATCCTCGACATGCAGGATAAGGCCTCGATTCAGGTGGTGAATGGTGTCAGCGAGAAAATGCCAGTTGACACCGGGCGAGCTCGTGGAGGCACTCAGACCAAGATGGGGTCTCCCCACACGAACGATCCAAACCGACCGGACAAGACCGGGCAGCTGTCGCTGATCGAGGCTCAGTCAGCGCTTGAGACGCTCAAGCTGGGTGACGATGTCTTCGTCTCCAACAACGTCGAGTACGTCAGTTTTCTGGAGGACGGCTCTTCACAGCAAGCGCCCAAGGGCATGTTTCAACTCACTGTTGATGAAGTCGCGGGGCAGTTCAATTGAGCGGCAAGGCGGTATCTGACGCGGTGACGGCGCGGTTCCAGACGTTGTTCTGGGCCGACTATTCGGGCATTCCGGTGGAGTTCACCGGGCTCGGAATCGGCTCGACTCCGTTGCTATCTAGTGCTCTGGCGGCAGTCGCAAAGCCGACTCCAAATCTGGACGATCCCACCGGCTCGGCCTGGGTGCGTGAGACGATCTTTCCGGTCTCGAGGAGTGCTTACACGTTTACCGAAGACCGCGAGTTAGAGCGAGCCATCTACGACGTGTTCACCACTTGGGGCACGGGCCGCGGTCACAATACCGACATCTGCGACTCGATCATCAGCTACTACAGCCGGGTGACCGCCGCGGGTTTGATTTACACCTCTCCAGATGGCGAGCTGCCTGAGCGCCGCTGGATAGGGCGAACGGATGAAGGCTGGATGCACCAGCAGGTTCTGGTACCAATTGCTTTGTACGGGTAGGAGGATCTAGTGAGCAAGACATTGAAGTTCCGCGGCAAGACGTACCGTGTGATCCAGTCCGGAGAGCACTTCGACGGGAAACATCTGTTCGATGCCGGCGGCAACAAGGTCAAGGGGTCGGTGATCGACGTTGAGAAAGCTGCGACTTACGAAGCGCTCGAGGCCAAGCCCAAGCCTGCCCGGAAACTGAAAATGAAGGGGGGCCGATAGTGGCCAAGGAAGCGATCACCAACGCCTCGATCTACTACGGTGCTCACAATGTCTCATCCTTGACGAATGTCATCGGGGGGCTGGCGGTCGAGATCGAAGTACAGGATTCAACCACGTTTGGCTCCGGTGGATGGAAGGAATCGCTGGGCTCACTCAAGGCGGCGACGTGGCCATTTGAGGGACTATTTGACGGCGCGTCTGCTGGCCCTCACCCGGACATATTTACCGGGGCAGTTGCACCCGTCACGGTCTCGAAGACCAACCCTATAGCTGCCGGGGATTTGGCTTGGATGCTCAACTGTCTGAAGACAAGTGACGCAGACAGCCATGTCCTTGGCGAACTCCACAAGTGGACGTGGAACTTTGTGGGCGACGGGACGATGGCTCGCGGGATCTGCCTCGACACTCAGGCGCTCAGCGCTACGGGTTCGGGAACCGGACAGCAACACGGCGCGGTTTCATCCACACAGACGCTCTACGCGGCGCTGCATGTTGTCGCGTTCAACGGCACTTCGCTCGATGTGAAGATCCAGAGCGACGACAATTCCGGCTTTACCTCAGCAACGGATCGGATCACCTTCACTCAAGCAACGGGCGTTACCAGCCAGCGATCCACGCTGGCCGGCGCGATCACCGACGACTGGTGGCGCGCTGATTGGACGTTCGTTGGAACCTCGGCCACGATCGTGGTCTTCATAGGAATTCAGTAAAGGAGGACGCATGGCCAAGGAAGTCATCACAGGCGCCGTTTTCACTCTGGCAACGGTGGATTATTCAGACGAACTCTCAGAAGCGACGATCGAGCTCGAGGTGGATAGCCACGATTCGACCACGTTTGCTAGTTCGGGCTGGAAAGAGAACATCGGCGGGCTGAAGGGTTTCAGCCTGACGCTCAACTTCAAGAAAGACGCCGATATGTCCGGCCTTGATTTGGCGACATGGGACGACAAGGGAACCGTTATTGCGTTCACTCTCGGCAAGGACGCAGCGGCCCCGGCAGCGGCGAGCCCGGAATACCAAGGCTCGGTTCTGATCGACAAATGGACGCCACTGGCGGCCAACGTCGGCTCGATGCATGAAGGCTCGGTCACTTGGCCGGGCACCGGCACACTGACTCGCGCAGTTGCCTAAACCAAAATGGGGGCGGCTCGGCAGGCCTCTTGCGATGCCTCTCCCGGCCCTTTGGTCGGGGGAACTGCCGAGCTATACCCCGACCACCTTTCACAAGGGAGAAACGCAATGAGCATGAATCTATTCGACAACCTAGGACTGCAGGACGTGGCCTGTGTAGATGATCCGTTTGGCCGTCCGGTCCTGTGGTACATCCGGCACGTGGATCACCCGGCGTACCAGCAGCACATCAAAGACGCAGGCGAGGCTTCGCTGATCGTCAAGCTGCGCGCCGCGGCACAAAAGGCTATGACGATCGCGGGCGCACAGGCCCGCGGTGACGAAGAGCGAGCACAGCGGAAGTATGAAGTGCTGGTAGCTGAATACATCGGTGAGATTCCCGAGGACGAGTGGGTGTTTTCGGATACCGACATCGCAGGGATCGCGCTACTGATCGACCGCTGGGAAGGTGACGGGTACGAGTTCTCCTACGAAGCCGCAGTCGCCGGCCTGTCGCGCACTGAGCCCATCGCGCAGCAGATTTCCGTGGGTGATGAATTCACGATGGAGATCGGTTCACCGCTGGGTCACTCGCTGGCCATGTGGGTAGTTCACTTGGCACGGAAGCACGAGATGTTCCGGGCCGACGTTGTGGAGGCAGTTGAAAAAAACTGACAACCGCCCTGCGGAGTATGTCGGCGCAGGGCGGTGAAGCTCTCATAGAGCAACTAGACACCAACAGGGCATTCACCCGACGTGAAATAGACCACTTCAGGAGCGAGGGCGTGATTTCAGAAGAGCAGGCCGAAGAGATGAAGTCGCGGGAGCAACCGGCCGGCTCCACTGCTGTCCCGTTTCTGATGCCCGGCGTGGGGTTCATCCTGCGTTCGTGGCTGTCTCTTGGTTCGACTGTGATCGAGTTCGGTGGACTCTCTCCTGCCGTGGCAGACATATCGGGCCTGATGTATCCGGCGCGTTCCATGTGGCTCAAGGACGAGAGGGCCACGCGGGAAGAGCGTTCGCTGATGCATCGGTTCTTCCGCCTGCTGGACCGTGAGGCTTACCAGATCAAGCGAGAGCAGCTCGAGGAGGCGCTAAGTGGCTGAGCGTCGCCTGAGAATGGTGGTGCAGGTTTCCTCTGCCGGGGCTGAGCAGAAGTTCAACCGGCTGGGCAAGTCGATGTCTGGTGTAAACAAGCTGGCGGGGGCTCTCGGGGTCACGTTCGGCGTGATAGGTCTCATCGCTTTGGCCAAGAACGTGGTCCGCACAGCGGCAGCCTTTGAGGGTCTGAAAGTTCAGCTGGAGACCGTAGAGGGGAGCGCCAAGGCGGCAGAGAGGGTCTTTGCAGGCCTTCAGGAATTCGCCTCTAAGACCCCGTTTCAGGTGGATGCTCTTACACGTTCTTGGGTGCAGTTCCGGGCCATCGGTCTTGCTCCAACTGAAAGCGACTTGCGGGCTGTGGGTGATTTGGCCTCTGCCTTCGGACGCAGTATCGAAGACGCCACCACCGCAGTGACGCGGGCCGCGTTTGGTGAAACGGAAGCGCTGAAATCCTTCGGCATCGCGGCAAAGGTCGAGGGCGACAAGCTGCGGATCATCTTCCGGGGAGTCGAGCAGTCCGTCAATCGTGATGCGAAGTCGATCACCGATGCCCTGATTGGGTTGTCTGAGGCGAACTTCACAGGGTCTATGGAGCGCCAATCTAAGACCCTCGACGGTGTCTTATCTACCATGAGCGACAACGTCAAGATCCTGGCTGCCAGCTTCGGGGATACGTTGCTGCCGGCCCTCAAGACAATCGCTATGTGGGTCAGTGACGCGGCGAAGAATTGGGGTCTGTTCGGTATCGCGGCCAACAACGCACTGGCCGACGTGATCGAGGGCGTGGCTGCTTATGCCAGGGCGATAGACGATGCCGCCATCAGTGCGCAGACGTTCTTCACCAAGCTGCTGGCTGGCCGTGGCGCCTATACGGTGCAGGACCGGGCAGGCAATCAGGCGATTGACACGCTGGATCTGTTGGCAGAAGGCTTGCGCGAGAAAGCTCGCGTGGCAATGGACGTTTTCACGACTGCCACGAACAGCGCCAGCGAGGCCCTCGGCGGGAGTGGTGGTGGAGGGGGTGGTGGTCCTAACCTGAAGTCTCAACTGGCGGCGGTACAGGATCAGATCGAAAAGCTGGAGAAGGCCCTAGACAAGACAGAAGAGAGCCTCAGAGCTGCCGCCAAAGCAGCCCGCGAAGCGTTCCAGATGGAGCTTGAGCGCGAAGCTGGAGTGGACGCCGCAATCGGCAGCTTCCTCGAGCGGATCGAAACTGCCGCAGTGGAGGCGGCGCATGAGGCCGGGCAGGCCTACGTGACGGGGTTCCTCGATGCTGCTGGCGAAGGTGGGGGCGGCGACGGCCCGCCGGGTATGTTCCGCGATTTCTTCAAGGGTGCAGAGGAGCCCATGAAGACGTTTGCCGACTCGCTCGAAAACATCGTGGCTGACGCCCTGCTGGATGCCTTCCTAGGTGACGGGATCGACTGGCAGATGGTAGGTGCTCAGATCGGTGAAGCAATCGGGTTCGCAATGGCCGGCCCCATCGGCGGGGCAATCGGTGCGATCCTGGGCAGTGCTCTCGGTGGCCTAGCCGGCGGCGACCCGAACAAGTCCCAGGGCTCGTTCACGTTCGGTGGTGGCGATAGGTTCCGTGGGCAGGGCGGGGTTTCGGGGTTCCAAGAACAGTTCTCTCAGGCCCTCGATGCCATCGAAGCTATCGTCCAGCGGGTCGAGGAAGTGGTCTCTGGCAGCCTAGAGCTGACGCAGCAAATGGAAGTCATTGTCAACAAGCAAGGCGATGCGATTCTACTGATCAAAGACCAAGTGACTGGCGCGACACTCTTCGAGCAGGCGTTCTCTTCTCAGCAGGAGGCGATGGACGCGGGCCTGGAGCAGTTGTTCTCGACCGCGATTCTCAACGCCGAAGGCCCGCTGTCGCTGGCCTTTCAGGAGATCCTAGCCAACGCGGTCAATGCTGGGCTCGAGATCACACTAGAGAGCCTCGACAAGCTCGCAGAGATGAGCACCTTTCTACAGGGGCTCGATCCCACGTTTGATTCGGTGCTCGACCAGATTGCCAATTTCCGAATCGAGCTCGACAGCATGGGGCTCTCGGCCGAGGCTACGGCAGACGTTCTGGCTGGCCTCGCTACGGCAGAAGAGAACCGCCGGCAGTCGTTAGAGTCCGGCGCGATGAACGAGCTGTTTCGGATTTGGGAGCGCTCAGGGCTGATGCAGGCCGAGCTATCCCAGGAGCGTGCCCGTCTGGAGCAGGTACAGACGCAGATCACGTTGGCTCGCGTGAGGCTCGAGGCAGAATTCTTCGGATTCATGACAGAGGTGCTCATGCAAGCCCTTGACGCCCTCGACAAGTGGGCTGAAGACTCTTCCAACTTCCAGATTCAGGGCAGCGGGTTCAGAGTTGGCAGAGTCAACTTTGGTGGCGGCGGGAGTAGGGGTGGACGGAGAGGCCCGTCACGGGCCGACAAACAGGCGTCATTGCTCGAGGAGTGGGAGCGATTCATCAACTCAGGCGCCAAGGCTCAGTCATTCAATAAGGATCTGCGCGACTTGCGTGAATCGTTTTTCGGCCCCGGTGGGTTCATGGCTCGGTTCAAGGAACTCGGGTTGTCGACCCAGGAGATGGCGTCACAGTTCGCCCGCATGGCGCGAGACATCAGAGCGCAGGCGAACGCCGGGCTGGTCGATGTGCTGCGCGATCTTCGTCTCGGCTCGGGTGGCTTTGGCGGTGCGAGCCTTAGCCAGCAGTTCTTTGCTCAGGGCTCAGAGTTCAACCGGCTTGCCGCTCTGTCGGTCAACGATCTGGACTCACGCGGGCAGCTGGCAGACGTTGCACGCTCCTACATCGAGAGCATTCAACAGATGTTCGGCAACTCACGCCGCGGCCGGGCGCTGATTGAAGAGGTGCGCGGGCGGATCGAAGGCATCGTAGGCAAGGAAGGCCTACTGTCTCCGAGCGGGCAGCGCGACACAAAGCGCAACTCTCTGTTGGATGAGATCCGCGTTCTGCTCGGTGGGAAAGAGCGCGAAGAGAAGAAACAGGATGAGATGCTGACCCTGGCACGGAATCGCACCAATTGGGCGCGGCTCAGCTGGCAGCAGGCTCAGGACCGCGAGAGGAAGTTGGCGGAGATCGCCTCAGCGTTGCGGAAGGGCACGGAGCGCATAGATGTCAAGCCATTCATCCTGAACGAGAGCGCGAAGGATACCGGGACATATGGCCGGCGTTGATTCCACTGTACTCGCTGCCGTTCAGGCCAACCTGGGGCTGGATGATCCAGATCTGGCTGGTGAGGTTATCTTCTTGCTCGAAGTCGAGCGGTGGGACATCACGGGCAGCGCGACGGACACGTTCCGCGCTGCTACCGGAGAATTTGCCACTGCCCAAACCGACACGCCAGCGGGGACGGATTACTACCCGAACCTAGAGGTGCCATCGTTCGGACAGAGTATATTCAACGGCAATGATTGGGAGCATACTACGGGGTTCGTGGTCTCTCAGATTTCACTGCTCAACATCGACGGGGCGCTCGATGCGGAGTTTGCCACGGCGACCGAGAGCTGGCGGGGCCGCAAGGCGGTGGTACTGGCAGGGCTCAAGTCGTGGGCTCGCTCACAGTTTAAGATTATGCCCGGTGGGAATGTGCGTATCCTCGACATTCTGCCCGGCGAAGACAAGGTAACGCTCACCACCGGGCCGCTAGCCGATCGACCGGATAGGCCGCTGCAAACCAACCTGTACGAAGGCCGAGGTGCAGCCTACGACTACGCCGGGACGGCTACAACCGCGTTCGGTGACGTGTACAACGTCGGCAGCCGTGATTTCTCGATCCAGTTCCACTTCAAGACTTCGACTACGGGCGCCGTGGAGGTGCTATTGGACAAGCGCGGGACGCTGTCGGCTAGTGCTGGCTCGCCCGGTTACGTGGTTTACTTGAATGCCGTAGACCAGTTGCTTCTACGGCTAGACGACGGTTCAACCGCGCAGCTGCTGAGCATCGGGGCCGCCACCGCGTTTAACGACGGTGTCGAGTACCAGCTGACGCTTACCGTCAGCCGCTCAGACGATGAAGTCATAGGCTACATCGACGGCTTGGCCAAGCTCGCTGCAACAAGCATCTCAGGACTCACGGGGAGTTTCTCCAATACCGTCGCTCTGACGCATGGCTCTCTAGCCGGCGGTAGCAACAAAGCCGACTCGATCATGGATGAGGCGCGGATTTGGTATTTAGTGCTGACCGCAAACCAAGTGACGAATCGCAGGCCAGCGGTCGACGGCTCAGAGGTGGGGCTTGTCGGCGCTTGGAACTATGACGAATACGGCGGCACGGACATCTTCAATCTGATAGAAGGCCCGACGCTGGTGCAGGCCGGATTCAACGGGGCGCGTGATTGCTCGATGGGCACCACGGCAGGAGATCCGGCGAGCGCGTCTGCCGCCCTGACGGGCTGGATGCGTTGCGCTTCTGGTGCAAGCGGGATCATCGCCGGTCGTCGCAACTCGGCCACCACGGCGGATGTCGGCTATACAGTCCGAATCAGCAGCGGGGATTTCATCTTCGAGGCCTCGGACGGGACCACCGTCTACTCGGTGACTATCGCGGGCACCTACGATGACGACACGCCCTACGGCTGGGGCCTGGTGATTGATAGAGACACAGACGAGCTCAAGGCCTGGGTGCTCGACTACCCACGTGGGACGCTGGTGGCAGGAACGCCAGACGACATCACGAGCGCCGGGACGTTTGGCGGCGGGGCAATCAACTTCAAGCTGGGCCGGTACGACGGCGGGACAGTGCCGTTCACGGGAGACATCTCGTGGATCTTCTACGCACCCGCCGTGCTCACTTCAGACGATGTTAATATCGCGCTCTCAGAACAGGCCGCTGATCTATCGGACAACTATCCGTCGCTGCCTCCGACGCTCAAGTCATATACCGATCTGGCCGGGACTCACTTCTGGCCGTTGAACGAAAACACCGGCACCACTGCGACTGACCAAGCGGGAGCAGTGAACGGTACATTTAGCTCGGCTCCCACATGGCTCGACACGGACGGAGATTTGACTACTGGTGTGGGGAGCGCCTTTGTCTCAACTCTGGAAGGTGGTGCCGACATCAAAGGCACGCCGAAGCCAGTAGCGCTGGGGCGTGTGTCACGCATAGGCCCGGTCTTGGTCGACGGGTTCTTCATGATCTATCAATACAGCGACCCGGTGCTGGGGCCGACTGAGTCGATTGATGAAGTCTACTCTGGCGGGCTCGAGCTGACTCTGACCACTGACTACACTGCGGACAAGACCAACAACACGATCACGCTGGTAGCTGCATCAGTTCAGCCGGTGACCATGAACGTTCGCGGCCTGATAGAAGGCGGCGCGGCGTCCTGGGCTCGATTCCCTGGCGAGATTGTGTCTTTTGCGTGGCGCATCCTGGCCGGCATCGGGTTAGTTGACACGGACGCGATCACCGCCTACGACAAGCTGCTCCACCCTTTCGAGGCCGGCATCTACATCACTTCGCAAACGCTAGACGAGCTCAACCAGTTCATGCTGGCACCGGACGGTTTCGCGTACCGTGGGACCGACGACAAAATGACACTCGGCAGTCGTATCGACCCGACTACGGCGACGGCAGATAAGACCTACGAAGCTGAGGACATAGAGAAGATCGAGCCTGTAGAAATCCCACCGCCTACGTGGCAGCACCATATCGGCTTTGACCGAACTTGGTACGTGCACGACACGTTCCTTGGTGCAGCCGATGAGGACGTGAAGAGGGCACACACCCAGGAGTATCGCTACGTGGTCGAGCCGAGAGAAGAGATCCTGACCGATCACGCGGACGCCATACCACGCATCTACTTGACGCCCTACCACCGTAGGCAGGATGCTGCGTTGTTGGTTCAGCGGATGTTCGCCTTGGATGGTGTGGCGCGTCGGGGCTGGCGCGTCACTTTGGCCGCTCAGCATTGGAGCGCCGGCATGTCTGATATTGCAGCAATCGGAAGCTACAACCGCTACGACGTGGCCGGGAAGCAGTTTTTCGTTGCAGGACCACAGTACGGAATGACTCAGGGCATGGCTACTAGCGTGCTCACTCTTTGGGGGTAAACGTGAGAAATCTGACCATCGCAGCGCTCGCACTTATTCTGTTCGTTGTCGTTGCTGCGCCTCGTCCGTTTGGCAGGACGCCATGCCCTGACCCGCCGCCGCCTGCTGCGAACGATGTCTATCAAGCGGTGAGTATGCCCCGCAGTTCTATTAATGCCGCCACGGCTACTCTCCACTCTTCGGGCCGTTTCATCGCAATGGTGCCGGACGACTCACAACCCGGCTGCTATATTCTGACCTATTACCAGAACTTCTAAGGGAAAATCACCTTGCTCATTGTCGAAGAAGATTTCGCCGTAGCTGCTACAGCGATCGCGTCGGCTACTCCGTTCAACGCCTCGATGCCGGGGAGTCGTTTGCGCGAACTCCAGGTGTCGAGGCGATCTAGGGTTACGACGATCTCGGACACGCCGCGCTACGACCTCAGTCTGGCCGGCACCCCGGCGGGGAGTATCATTGCGGACTATAACGTGGTGGCTGTTGTCGGATATGACGGCGCACCACATCGCAACATGTTTCGGTACGCAACACGATGGGGGCTCGACGCCTCTTGGGTAAGGTCTGGCTTTCTTGTAGGGAGTAACTTCGTGGCACCTCCCGCCACCGTATCCTTCCGACCCTGGCTGGCAACAGCCGTGGCTGGCGGGAATCACGTTGAACAAACAATGACCTCGAAGCCTGGGAAGGGTGGCTCTGGGTCTGCCGCGCTGTCCCTGGCTGTCGGGATTCCGATTCGGCAAGTGTCAACAGGTGGCGATGGTGATCTGAGAATTCAGGCTTCGGATAATGCAAGCGGGGCGAATTTCGTCGCGGCCGACTTCGACTTGTCTGCCGGCGCCGTTACAGCGACATCGGACGGCGGCACGTACACCATCGACGGCACGGAGATCGAGGATCTCGGAGCAGGCTGGTATCTGTGCTGGGCTCTCTTCACATGCAGCACTGAGGATCAGATTAAATGGCGATTTGCCGCGGTGACTCCTGGCGGATCGACTACGATGGTGGGCGATGAAATCTACGACGTAGGGCCTCCGGTATGCATGCTGCAAAGCGCCACGCGACTTTCCAGCGAGTACCCCATCACGTCGGGCGAGGGCACCGGCCCGATGTTTCAGGTGCGCCTCGACTATAGCTCCATAACCGGATCATCGACCGACTCGGGATGGATGCACGCTGTTGCACGCAACAAGCTGCGCGGTTTCTCGCGCTATGCCTTCGTCCACACCTACACGACTAATCGCGCAGAAGACCAGATTAGAGTTGAGCTCTGGGATCCTGACAACGCGCTGACGTGGATCGAGGCCGGCCGGTTGATCGTGGGTCGGTCGGTTGATCTTGGGTCCGTGCACGCGGCCCGCTACGCCTTGGGGGCTGAGGAGACTGGCGGCGAACAAGAGGCAGACGGTGGGCAGATTTATAGGCCACAGCGCACTGTGAGGCGTCGTCAGCAAATCCGTCTACAGCACATGACCGAGGCTCAGGCGTTCGATAGTATCCACAGAATTCAACGGGTCCAGGGTCGATCGCGCCAGATCCTGGTGATTGGTGACGAAGACAGCGCCAAGTATCTGCAGGAATACATGATCTACGGATTCATCGACTCCATCGAACCGATGCCCTCGGAAGTTCAGGACTCGAGCGGCAATCCGCTTTGGGAATGGAGCTTCACCATCAGGGAGACGCCGTGATCGTCAGACGAAAGGAAGGGTGCGTGCTGCTAGACTCAGAGCTGGCGGTGGTCTGTGGCCCGTACCAGTCTCGGAGCGAGCTGATCAAGAGGCGCAAAGCACAGATACTCAAAGAACACCGCAAGGCTTCGGCCAGTAAAAGGAGATCCGAATGAGCAGTGCACAGTTACTTACAGCAACGATAGCATCGTCAGGGACTGTCTCGACGGTGGTCGACCTTTCGCAGTTCTCATGGCTTGCGCTCGAGATGCCGGCCTCGCTAGACAGTACTGCGATGACCTTTCAAGCGGCGTCAGGTGCCGGCGGGGTTGAAGCCTACAAAGCGGTCACCGGAGTTTCTGTAACCGTGGCAGCCAACGAGATCGCCAGCCTGACAGGGACTCAAATGGCCAGTCTGGTGGCTCTCGGGAAAGTCAAGCTGGTGGCCGGGACCACGGAGACCGCTGAGCGGTCGATTACGATCATCGCGAGGGCGTAGTGGACACGACAGACCTACTACTACTCATAGGCAGCGGCGAGGGTGTTCCCGCCGGCGCTCTACTCGACACTCCTGCCCTAGACCCGATCAAAGACACAAATGGTAATATCATCTTGGAGGCCCCCTGATGGCTATTCTCAATGCAGCAAATTACCCCGCACCCTCTGCTC